CTGCACCATTTTCTAAGGTTGCATCATTTGTTATGTTTAATTCACTTGCTGAAACCTGTCCTGAAGAAGTAATAGCTCCACTACTGATAGTACCGATATTAGTTAGGTTGCGAGAGCTGTCTATAACAGTTGTTGTATCAATAGCTAGACCACCTTCATAAATTCTTAAACCATAGCTTTGATCTAATCTAGCTATATGTGTATCAGTTGAATCTGAAAATAAGAAGTCTGCATTATTAGGTGAGGCTTGTTTTGCTCTAAAAATCATACCCCAATTACTATCGGAAAATATAGAACCTGCACTATACCCACCACCAGAGCCTATTGTTATGGATGAACTAAATGTAGTAGTTTGTGATGAATCTATTCTAAGTGCTTGTGAACCATTGGTTCTGAAAACTATATTGTCATTAAATCTTTCACCAGTTGTTGAGCCAATCACAACATCATCAGCATCAAAGACATTGATATTGGCAATTAGATTAATGTCATTAGCATTATCTGAGCTTCTAGCTTTGACATAGCTTTCATTTATTTTTATTGCTCCTGCACCGCTACCAACAGTTAAAAGACCACTTGAAGTCAAACCATCACTAACGACTGTCCCTGTAACATCTATCCCTGTTGAGGTGGTTTCAAACTTTTTAACATTGTTATGAAATAATCTGACACTACCATCTGTTAAAAATGATGCTTTGGTTTCATTTACAGCTTGATTAAAAATAATTAAATTATCTGCAGCAATTCTCAAATCACCAGTACCTAATTCTTGTATTACTGAATGATTGTTAGATGAATTGTGAAATATTTGTAGGTCATCACTATTACCAAAAGTGGCTTTGACATTATCGTCAAATCTCATCTTGTCGTTACCATGATCAACAGTAATGGATGCTCCTGCTAACTCAAATGTGACATCATCATTAAACGTAGCATCAGCAGATAAAGATAAACCACCAGTGATATTTACTGTATGAGAAAAATCAAACTCATCATTGGTGGCATCCCACAAGATGGTGGCATCTGTTGTGGAATTGACTGCATCTTGGATGGTGATACCTGCCCCATTGGCACTGGCTGAACTGTCACCTGTGGAGTAATTAAGGGTAATGTTTTTATCTTCAACATTAAGGTCTGTAGTGTTGATGCTTGTGGTTAAGCCATTGACTGTGAGATCGCCTGTGACAATTAAATTGCCACTTGCTGTTGTGTTTTGGTGCAAGGTAATGGTATCTTCTGTGGCTTCATTCATGGAAATAAATTCAACACCACCTGCAAACAAACTTATATCATCATCGGTAAATTGTAAGTAAGTATCAGCATCACCTCTGTGTTTAATAAATTCTGTAATGTTAATATTGCCATTTACATCTAATGTAGAGCCATCAAAGGTTAGATTGGCTTCACCATTGACTGAGTTAGAGCCAGAAGCAGTCAGCACTCTGTTGTCTGCCATATTGGTAACAGAGTTGATTGCACCAACACCGACTTGATTGCCATTCCAGTAGAGTGTGCCAGATTGATTATAGAGAGCATTAGTCGTAGTTGATGGCGATAAATCTGAAGCTATTTGTATGACATCACTTACAGTTACAGTTCCAAATTCAGCAGTTGCACCAAAGTTTGAAATATCACCACTAACTGTCAAAGAACCACCGAGACTTAAATTTGTAGTAACACCATTGTATGAGAAGATACTATCCAATGCTGTGCCACCTAAAGTGATTTTATCTGCTGTGATGGTGTTCTCGACAGTCAAGTTACCTGAGATGTTTAGCGTTGTGCCATTCCAAGACAACTTATCTTTTAAAGAAAACTGCCCTGCATTATCAAAGTAAACTGCTGTATCGGTATTGTTAAAATTGCCTGCTGTGCCGTAGTACATTTTAGTGGCAGTGAAGTTAAAACCACCGATAGATCCTTGCTCTATGTCTGGTGTTGTGACTGGTGCTGTGGTGACATTGACATTGATGTCTGTAGTCGCTGATTCAATGCCTAATGTATTAATAGCAGAAACTTTAGCTGTATAACCATTTGCTACAGAAATACCATCTAAATAAAAATATGTGTCTTGTACCCTTCTGTCGTATCTGGTTTTACCACCAGTATCAACAATTTGCACCCTAAACTCATAGCTTGGGTATTTGGTTGAATCTGTCCAAGTTAGTTTAGCTGCTTCACCTGTAGTTGAGTTTTTGTTAGTGAAAGTTAAGCTACTTGGTGCTTCTACTCTGTTACCGATGACTGGGTCTTGCCCTATACCTATCTCTTCATTTGGTGGGGTGACATAACCATAGATAGCTGTTTGATATTCAATAGCGTTGACACTGATATTGAGATCAGGGTTGATGACCATGTTTGTGATTCGGTATTGTTCGCTAGATAGATTTAAGTTGCTGTTGGTCACAGATATAACTTCACCAACTTTAGCTTTGAGAATTTTTGGTGTCGCAACAAAAGAAATAGTCTTTTGTGATCGTGACCTTTTGAGCATAGCTTTGGCATGGTTATAAGCTATGCGTTGATTAGTACAGAATGGTAGCTGGATTCTAGTTTCTAAGACTTCGTTACCATCGTCACTTAAGAAAGTGTCGCTAGTTTCGCCTGTGTAATAAGTAGTATCCGTTTCGTATTTCTTCTGTGCGTTATAGAACTCAGCTTCTACTTTGTTGTACTTAGCTTCTTTGTTTTCTAACGATAAAGTAATGCCAGATTCTAAAATATCGTCTTCATCTAAACTAACTACTGAGCTTTCTGTACCCTCTACTTTAATACTGTATTTGCCATTGGTATAAGTAAAGATACCTCGCATATTAGCAACTAATAGCTTGGTGTTTTCTAAGACAGTTTCATCTGTATCAAGGACACCATTACAATCAAATCTAATCTGTGTTTCGGTAAAAGTACAAGCAGTATTGGATGTGATAGCTGTGCCAACAGCACCAGTTTCAAATGTCAGTTGTAAAGTTGCTACTGGATTTGTGCCATCAATATCTATCAAAGATGTATCTTTATCTATGAGTTTTTTATCAGAAACATAGGTAGTAACACCATCGCTAATAGTGAATTTATTACCGACTTTGAAATTGTTGTAATCATCTTCATTCGCATTGGCTATGATGAGCCTATCGGTGTTAGTATTTGCGTTCTCCACCACGATGCTGCTGTGGGTAATGGTATCTGCTGAGGTATCGCAATCATTGGCTGCTGTGCTAAATGAGGAGCTATCAATATCATCAGACAAACTTAGACCTTTACCATATTCATTATCTGTTAGGTAATCTAATAAACACAAGGCTGGGTTGGATGAAAAGCCTGTAGTTGCTGTTCTTAGGTCGTAGACCTTCTTACCATTAACGACAACTGTTAGATTTGGGATGCCAGTGAACATCCCTTGTATGTCATATTCATAATTAGCAGCTATGTAAGTGATGCCTGTGAGTTTGTGATTTGATGTCCACTCACTAATAATGCCTTCCAACATTGGGTCAGCAGCTTGGGTTGTTGTTCCTTTATGACAGTTAAAGGTCATTCTGGCATTGTCGCCAGTGTTAGCCCCACCTGTTATATTAGCTCGTTCAGTAGATGTGTTTCCCCAAAAAGTCCCAGATGCTCTTGTTTCACCACTAGGTCTAAAATTGATTCTGGTACTACCATCAGAGATGTCGTAACCTTGACGATAGATTTTAGTATCTTTGATGGTGCGACCATCTATCTGCAAAGATTCTAAATCAAAGCTATCTATCTCATGTCCTGCTATGGCATAAACCACAAACAATTCTTTATTGTTGGTTGTGTTCATATACACAACTGTCCCTGCTACTCTGCGTGTTCCGTAGATGACTGGCATACCAGCACCAGTGCCATATTTTTGCAATAGTATTTCAGCACCAGTTCGCTTGGCTTTCATGGCTGCTTTGTGTGCTGAGACACCTTGTGCAACGAACAAGCCTAGTTGTACTGCTGGTTTTGCTAAGAAATTGAAGACAGCTCCAATAGCCATAAAAATAGTAGCAACAGGGCTTGGACTAAAACCACCACCCATAGGTAGTTCGCCTAGCTTATTAAATAGATATGATTTTGTTTTTTTCCATTTATTAAACATTATCTATTCCACCTCACTGATTCATTAGTTTCATGGGCAAAGGCAAGACCTTTGTCAGCACTTAAGGAATTACGATCTGTGTAGGCATCTTGTGATGCTTGAGTAAACTTGCGACCTTTTTTTATTTCCCAGTTTTTAAATTGTGAAGCTAATTCTAAATTAATCACAAAACCCTGATTAGATTCTGCTAGATTGGCACTAGCGATTGTGCCTTTGAAATATTCGTAAGCATCTAAAATGGTTTCGTCACTATTTAAAAAAGCAATATAAACTGTTGCTGTTTTATCTATATAGTTTTGTGCTTTAAATATATCTCTAACAGTTGTGGTGACATTATTTAAGCTGACATTGAGGTTAGAGTATTCTAATGAACCTGTTTCTTGGACTTCTGATATATCCATGAAGTTGCCACCAGCTTCATAAGTATTGGAATCATAACTTAAATCTTTGACATGGTTGGTGGCTTTGATAGCTGTAGATGTATCTAATTTTAAAAGATGAACAATTCTAACACCTTCTGCTTGTATTTGTGTCAGTATGTTAGAACTTAAAGTCCTTGCCATTACAACACCTCTCTAACATCAAAAGATAAACTAAAAAAACCACTAGCATCGGTGCTATATAACAAGTCATCTTGCATGAGTGCTACTTTAAAAGATGGTTTATTTACTGTGACTGCTTCGTTATTAACTACTGCATCTTGCAATGGTGGCTCAATAGCGATAGTGGCTTCGCCACTAGCATTAGAATCAGCATCGGCTGTGACCATGTATATTTTAGTATCGTTAGCAAACTTAATAAAATCACCAGCTTTGAGTACACCAGTAGTAGAAGCATTAAAGCCATCCATAGCAATACTGCTAGAACCAATAGATAAAGCTCCATTGACTAAAATATCTGTTTCGCCTTTATCAGCACCTTGATTGTCTAATGGATATTCAAAAGTAAAAGTTTGAAAGCTCCCTTGTTGACTAACTAAAAAAGCATAAAAGGCTTGAAAGTCAGCCTGATTCATCGGTGGCATTTGCACACTGAAGCTAAAATATTGAGCTGAGAACTGTTTGACTGATCTTTTGCCACTCAAGGTATAGGCTGTGTTATTGGGTCTGTTAGAAGCGAAATTGTACACTCTAGGCTTTTTAGTTGTTGGAAATGCACCACTCATTAGATTAAACCTACCTTACCTTTTTGATTCATAGCTTGGGATATCATGGCTACGATCTGATTTTTTCTTGACACTAATAATTCATCAAAGCCACTAGCATCGGTAGCTTGAATTGAGAAGTTGACACTTACTGGTTGTTGTTTTTGCATCATGCCTTTGGTGTTTTCATTAGTTATAATTTGACCCGATGAATTAGGCACAAAAAGTTCAGCACCTCTTTCACCAACTATGTATGGTTGTCCACCCTTGACAGCACCACCATCAGCCCTAAATAAATCACCAATTTTACCCAGAAGATTAAAACCCTTATCGCCTTCATCGCCACCTGTTAAGAACTTTCTTATTTGTATTCTAGCTAAATCAGCGATGATAGATTGCACTAGGTCTTTGAAGTTGAGTTTACCAGTCTGCACAAAGTTTAGCAAAGCATCTTCGGCAGATTTGAAAGCATCTTCAAAACCCTTAACCATCATGCCTTCAATGCTTTCTTTTTTGAAATTGGTTAATGCTTGCTCGGCTGTTCTTGCAAACCTAGAAACTTTGTCTTCAGCATCTGCAATTACAGTTCCAGTACCTTCATTTGTTTTTTCTGATACTCTTTCGGCAACACTATCAATATAAGCTAAAGTACCTTCAACATCAAAAGGTTGGATTTGCTCCATAGTGTTTAATTTCTTAATTTCTTCTTCAATTAATCTTAAGAATTTGAATTCCTCTGGCTTGCTGCTTTTTCTTTTTCCTCTACTTTCGAGCAATGAATCCCTTGCTCTTTCAAGCTCTTTTATTCTTTCTATATTTTCTTCAGATATTGTTACATCGATTAAACCGAATGAAGCAGCAAAGTTTCTTGTTCTATTTATAATGCTGATAATAGTATTACTAAATATGCCAAAAACCTCTATGACATTTTTGATAATTTCAATAAATTCGACTGCAAGATAATCACCTAAACTTTCAAAACCTAGCTTCTCTATATCTTTGTTAAGGTCAATGACAAATTGTGCAAAGTCACCAGATACTTGTTCAAGTATAGGAGCTAATCCTGCTGTAAATTGGTCAATGACACCTCTAATACCAGTTTTTACTCTAGTAAATTCATCGGCAAAATCAGCAACTCCTTTAGCTGCATCTCTTGAAAGAACTCCACCAAGATTTTCAGCATCGTTAAAAAATTCCTTCATGGCATCTGAGCCATTCTTCATAAGTGCAACTAAAGCGACACCTTCTGAATCAAAAAATTTGAATGATTGCCTAACAAGTTCAGAAGCATCTTTAGTATTAGCCATTGCATCTGAAACATCAAACATTACATCTTCGATATCTCTAGCTCTGCCTGAGCTATCAAATAATGCTATACCTAGTTCATTTAATGTGTCTTTGGCTTCACCAGTGCCTTTTCTAGCTTCAGCTACTCTCCTGCTGAATCTTTGCAATGCCATATCAGCAGTTTCAGACCTAATACCAACTTGTTCGGCTGCAAACCTGAATTTTTGCAAAAACTCTGTGCCGACACCTAGCTTTTCTGAGGTTTTTACTAATTTATCTATTCTTGCTGTTGATAAGCCTACTGCTACTGAAACTGCTGTGAAAGATGCTGCTGTAGTTTTAGCAGCCAAGCCTAAACCTTTTTGTAAAAGTTTGGTCTGACGATCTAACTTATCTAAATTTCTTTTGATATCATTGAATGCTTTTTGGGTATTGTTGATACCCTGCAGAACTATGTTGATTTTTTCTTTAGCCATTTTTGTGTCTTTCTTCCTTTATTTTAAAGTAAGCTATCCATAATTGGTATTCTTCAATACTCATTTGTTGGATTTCGGCTAAAGTTTTATTAAGACATTCAGCTAAAGAAAGCTGATTGAAGGTGTTGTTATCTTCTTCTAATTTTTTTTTACGGAATCTTGATTTTGTTGGCTCATAATCTCATTCGCCACTCTTGCTAAAACATCTTTATCAACATTGTTGATTAAGTCTTTTTTATCTTCAAGTGTAAATAATGGTTCGCCTTTTTCGTCTAAAGCTTTAAGCATGACAACATAAGCCAACATTTCAACAGAATCATCGTTGGCATATCTCATTAATTTTTTAGTTTCAAAAAGATTGAGTGGCTTGGCATAGATATCCATATCCCACTCAGGAACACTGATTTTTTTGATATCTAAGCTATCAAAATGAGCTTTAGCTCGTTCTATTGCTTTCATATATTAAGATGCAGTACCGACAGTCAATGCACCATTACCCTGTACTGTGAATGACCTTTCAACTAATCCATCAAATGATTGTGATTGACTAATGCCTGTCACAATGCCTGAACCTGATAATTGGTAATCGCCTGTTGTGCTGCCTTCAGGTTGAAACAAGAAAGCTAATTCAGCACCAATGGTCAATGATTCTTGAACTGAATCGGTGTCATCAAATATAGCATCAATAGAAGCTGTAAATGATGTTAATGATGGTTTATAAGTTCTAGCAGAATCACCCATCTTGGTATCTTCAATGGTATCTGCTGTTTGTTCTACAGAGAATGATCTAATTTCAGCGATGGCTGTGCCACCTGCTTTTACTATTCCGTCTGAGCCTTTAAATGTTGCCATAATATTATTCTAAAGTTCCTTCTGTATGATGATAAGCGATTTCAAAAGTCATTACAATTTTAT